CAGGTATGCCAGCAGATAGCACAGGGGGTATGCCAGCAGATAGCACCATAACCTATCACTCTATTAACCAGTCAAGTAACCTTAAAAAAACTAAACAAAAAAGTGCGGTCGTTTTGTTGGCTGAATTTGGGATCGGCGGACAGCTTGCCGAAGATTTTATTGCTCACCGCAAATCCAAAAAAGCGACCATCACCGAAACGGTGCTTAAGGGGTATCAACGTGAAGCGGACAAAGCAGGGATAGCACTGGCGGAAGCGATCGAAATCTCGATTATTCGCAACTGGCAAGGGTTTAACGCTAACTGGGACTGGAAAGGTACGGCGACGCACAACAAGTATCAGCCAAAATCAACTCAATTTGCCGATGATGGCACCTGGGCAAACGGCAGAGTGATAAACGTTGATTTACCGGAGGGGTTATTGTGATGAGTAATTTAACCGTACAAGCGAAAATTAAAACATCTCAGCAGCAAGTTAATGATAATGCTGTAAAACTAATCGACCGTATGTTTAGACGCCTGAAATCACTAAAACCTGCGTGGCGACGCGATTTTGACACAATCGAGGACTACAACTATACAAAACAAGTATGGTTTGAGGAGTTGGCAAAAGCTGGGGTTATCACACCACAAAAATTAAAACGTGGTTTAGATATTGCCGCCACCAACAACAGCCCATTTTTCCCATGCGTTGGGGCGTTTATTGAGTGGTGTAATACAACGGATTACGCCGAGCTGGGATTACCGACAGCGGACGAATTGCCGGCGCGGGTGAGCAAGTTTCAGAGTTTTTATTGCACTGATGATGAGTTCAAATTTGAGTTTAAATCCAACGCCGAATACTGGCTTTTAACTGACTTATGCGGACGTAGCAGACGTGATCAATGGACGCAATCTGAATTTAACAAACAATGCGAACAAGCGCTAAAAACAATGGTAAAACGCATTGAGAGCGGCGAAATAATCCCTGAACCACGCCCGCAAATCCCAGAAACGGTAAGCGTTCCGACAACCCCCGAAAAAGCAATGGAATTTATTAAAAATATTAAAACAACAATCAGTATGGCAAAGGCGGCATAAATGAGTAATCTTGTAGATATATTTAACACCGATAAAAAATATCAAATTATTTACGCAGATCCTCCATGGCGTTATCAAGATAAAGGTTGCAGCGGTAGCGCTGAGGGTCATTATGACACAATGGGGATCAATGACATTTGCGCATTGCCGGTTAAAAACATCGCCGACAAAAACGCAATTTTGTTTATGTGGGTGACTTATCCGATGCTGGCGGAGGGGTTAAAGCTAATTGAGGCATGGGGTTTTAAATATAAAACAATAGGCTTTCAGTGGGTCAAAACCAATAAAAAAAATAAAGATTCGTTTTTCTTTGGGCTGGGGCGCTGGACGCGCGGAAATACCGAATGCTGCCTCATTGCGACGCGCGGCAAAATTAGTCGCGTGAACAACGGAATTAGTCAGCTTGTTATCGAGCCGCTTCAACATCACAGTAAAAAACCTGATTCGGTGCGCGGATTAATCACGGAATTAGTCGGAGATCTTCCGCGAATTGAGCTATTTGCGCGGAATAAAACCGATGGTTGGGACGTTTGGGGAAATCAAGTCTAATGCGCGCATTGTTGTTAACCCCGTATATACAAAACGATTTGGGCCTGATGATGTTCCGCTTGCCAAAAATCGACCGCACTTTGCTTAATAACCGTTTTTTACTCATCCCCGCTCCCGCTGAATTTGAGCGAGAGAAATCTGGGCTGGTGGATTATCAAGGGCAAGATGACGCACAGCAAATTACCCCATACATTGCCGAGTTTATCGCAAGTCCTACCGTGCGGGCAAAATTAGTCAAACAGGCATTGCTTAAAGATTTCGTAAGTGGCATTAAGCAATGTCAATTACGCGATGGCGAATACTGCCACCACGAATTAACCGTTACCGAATTTGCGGGCGGATTTATCCGCACTTGCTGGCATCATGACAACGCATTACGCAACGGCAAAATTGACGAGCAAAAAGCCCGCGCGGTGGTGGAAAGCAATATCCAGCAATACATCATTTCACGCATTCAAAACGATTTGGGGCATAACCGCACTTTAACGCTGGCGGACATTGTGTTATTTGCGACAAAAAACGGCTTACCGCTATCTGACAAAGCATTACGCCGCTTTTTCAGACTTCCGCCACCGCGGACGGACAATAAAGAGTTTTCGCTCGGCACGGAGGTTTTTAGTCAGCCGTATTACAACAAGTTACAAAGTGCGGTATTAAAACTCAAGGTCGATGAGGATCCGCCGTTACAGTACATGGCGCGCCCAAAAGCGCAATTTATCCGATCTGAAAAATGGCTTAGATGGGTTAAATCACAACCATGTGTCTGTTGCGGTAAACAAGCGGACGACCCTCACCACCTGATCGGCTTAGGTCAAGGCATGATGGGCGGTAAGGATAACGATACAGCGACAATTCCGCTTTGCCGATACCATCATAACGAGCTACACCGCAACACGGCGGAATTTGAGCAAAAGTACGGGACGCAGGCGCAATTATGGTATGAGTTTTTTACGCACTCTATCAAAATCGGCGCAATCGAGATCGCTTAAAAGTGCGGTCGTTTTTGGGAGTAAATCAGTGACTAAAAAAATATTTAAATGCCCTAAATGCGGAGCAAAGTTAGAGGATTGTAGCATAGGCGATGATTGGGGCTGGTTTTCTGACGCGCCGTATCGTTGCAGCGGACATTATACGGGCAAATATCCAAACATTAGCGCTGGTTGCTCGCTCAATCGTACAAAATCATGCGGTTATTTTGCGGAGGAGGATTTACCAGATGCGGATATTTCTTGAGCTTCCTTTTCCGCCAACGGTTAACACTTACTGGCGCCGCGTTGGTGGCAAGACGTTAATCAGT